CGTTCCGCAAGGAGGCGGAACGGCTACTTGGCATGGGGTGGCAATGGAAGCGGTCAAAAATGGGATTTTCGCCAATGGGGAGGCCATCTAGCCGGGAACCCCTTGGGGGTTCTCCCTAGGCTACTGCCCTAACCCCCTACTACCTAGCCCTCACCTTCTACCTATCCTGGCCTACCGGAACCACCAACCCCTACCACCTACCACCTACCACCTATGCACCCTCCCCAACCACTCACCTGTACCACCTGTATCACCTGTACTACCCCGGGGGCGAAATGCCTAAAAAAGTTTGTTGGTCAAAAGCGAAATGTATTGCGGCGCCTCATCTGTGGGATCTGGACCAATCCGAAGCTTGGCGGGGTCACCCACTGGCGAAAAAGCCTCGCGCTGTTAGAGCACACGCTTTATGCGCCGACTGTCCCCTTATTCGGGATTGTGCCGTCTACGCACTCACAGCCACTCCCCGAATGGCTGGCGTAGTCATGGCCGGTGTCGATATCCCCATCGCTGGTGGCGCCAAGGCCAATGCCGCCCGAAAACGCCTACGCGAGATAGCATATGGCTAGAAGCTCAAAATGGCGAAGAAAACGCCGCAACCGGCACCGACGGGGGCGCTACGCAACAATGGTCAGTGACAGAAGGAAAAGGAAATGATAAAGAAAAACAGGAAAAAGAAAAAGCCTATAGGGCGCCAACATCAGGTAGAGCCAACGCCGCAAATTGTCGTGTCCGCCTTGTTTAATAGCATTTTCAATGCGGATAGCCACGATGCTATGGGTGACACAATCGAAGTGTTTATTAATAGCCTTAATGGATTATGCGAGTACGACGAAAAAGCGTGCGATGTGTTCCTAGAGAAACTATATACCGAGATGATGAAGCATGATTACACGAGGTTCGGTATTGGTCTCACCGGTGAAAAGTTCGTAGAAATGGGAATAACGATCCCTAAGGAATAGGATAATAGTATGAGTAAGAGGCGATTCAAGGTGTTCAAACGCCACCTGCCAGAGGACTGGATGGTGGTCACGCGCTGGAATGGCTGGCCTATCAGGTACGATCGTTTCGGTTCCTTCCGTGCTGCTCACGACTACATTCATGAACGACTATATGAGGAAATGGAAACCACCGGACCACGTGAGCTACTAGCTGGTGGAATCGGAAAACGCTATGGATAAAGTGAGATATAAGGTGAAGAAGGTCAAGGACGGTCTGTGGGAGGTCTCATGGAGAAGGGGAATCTGCATAAGGTTGGTGTCCTTCTCCACTTTCGCCGCCGCCCACGCCTACGTGCGTGAGCGCCTATATGGTACGCAGAACGACTACGGCTATGCCTGCTGAAGGTAGGCCGGCATGGGCCGGACGATACGCTACCGAACGCACCGCCGCATGTCTGGCGGAGTTCGGCACCAGGTGTCACTTGTGCGGCGCCTATGGCGCTACCACTGCCGACCATCTGGTACCACGGGCGGCCGGTGGTAGTGATGACCTAGACAACTTGCGTCCGGCTCACCAGTCGTGCAACTCATCGCGCCAAGACATGCCGCTCGAAGAGTGGTTCCGATTGCACCCGCTTATAAGTCGGGACGGTGACGCGGCGCCGAGCCGGCGATGGTTTTTAGAACCGGCCGACCCCTAGGCAGTCCCGCGCCAGCACTCTTTTTCTCTCTTTGGCCCCCAACCCCCGGGGTCAGTACATCAACTAAACCAGGAGGTCAAACCCCATGCCGCGCCCTGATCCGAAGCGGCCCCGCGAGGGCCAGGAGGCCCTTTTCGAGGCCGAAGCTATCAAACAGCCCGATTGTGTTTTGCGTGGCCGGCATTCCATGGCCATGGACGCCGCCCTTGACGCCGCCCGTGAGAATCAAGTGATTCACCCTATAGATGAAGGGATCGCCACGGTGCTTCGAGCAGGCGCCTGGGCCCTCGACACTTTGGAAAAACAGGACCGGCCTTATGGGCCGGCAAAGCTCATTCCGGCCATGACCGAGGCGCTGACAGCGGCGCACATGACGCCCGAGAGCCGGAAGCTGGAAAGCGAAGACCTGGCCAAGAAGCTATTCGAGGACTTAGCCGCCCTAGAGGCCGACCCCGAATAATGCGCAACTGGCTACCAGGCCGGGTAGAACCCCGCTACCTAACCCCTATCCCCGAGGGATCCATAGTTGACCTCAGGGCGGTGAAGAAGGTTGCCGCAATCATGGGCCGGCAACCGACGTTCTACCAGGTGGAAATCCTCGAACGCCTGGTAGCCAAGTGGCCTGACGGCACCCCGGTTTTTACCACCATTCTGGTGAGTTTCCCCAGGCAGACCGGTAAAACCACGTGCATCATGGATTGGCTTATGTATGTAGCCATGACCCGCCCCTATCAAAAGCTCTGGTTCACTGCCCAGACCGGTATGGCGGCTAGGGAACGTTTCCTTGCTGAGCTGGTAGAGCCCAGCAAAAAATATCTCGAACCGCTGGGGATCGTAGATACCAAGCTTGCCGCGGGGGCGACCAGAACGGTAGTGGTGGCCACGGGTTCCCAAATCCGCCCAATGCCGCCGACCAGCCAGTACCTACACGGTGGCCAAGGCGACAAAATCATCGCTGACGAACAATGGGCTTTCACCCAGAAGCAAGGGAAAGACCTCATGCAGGCGGTGCGCGCTACCCAGCTGACCAGGAATAACAGCCAAATCGTGCAAATCAGCGCCGCTGGTGACGCCGAATCCGACTATTGGCATGCCCGATTGGCCAAAGCCATTGCCGAGCCTTCGCCCCGCGTGGCAGTAATCGACTACGGGGTAGGCACTAGCGCTGATCCTCAGGAGGTCACTTCCTTCACCATCGAGGATGTTCTAGCCGCTCACCCTGGTGTCGCCGCTGGTCTGTGCACCCGCGAAAAGGTCTTGGAGCCTTTGGAAAACGAGGACATGGACTTCAACGAATGGTTGCGCGCGTATGGCAATGTGCGCTCAAAGAACACGCGCCAGAAGGCCATTGATCTAGACGCCTACCGCAGTATCACCACCACGGTGCCGCTAGACGACGGTCCGGTGATGCTGGGGGTTGGCGTTTCCTGGGACGGGGCGACTACCGCCCTAGCTGCGGTAGGCACCATCAACCAAGGCCGGGGCGTGGGTATCGAGATCATCGACGCCCGCCCTGGCCGGCAATGGGTCATCGACACCACCCAAGAACTAGTGCGCCGCGGTATCGCCACCGAGGTATGCGGCGACGCCTACGGACCCACGAAGCGCCTTGCCGACCAGCTAGCTATTGCCCTTCCTGAGCACTGGAAACCCTTATCCACTGACGAGATGATCGCCGCCACCGAGGATTTTCTACAGGCCCTCGACCAGGAAGCCGATACTATGCCTATCCGAGTCCGCCGCTGTGCTGGTGTCGAATACGAGCTAGACGTCGCTGAGCTGCGGAATGTCGGCGAGAAAGGAAGGATGTTCAGCAGGCGTAACAGCGCCGCTGGCACCGCCCGGCTAGAGGCCGGACTAGCCGCCCTGGCCGGCTACCAAATCCCCGAAACCACCGCCCCCGAGCCTTTTATTGGATAAATTATGCGAAACCAAAAACGGAAATCCCCAGCAATCGACGCCACCGACCACACTATCCTAATCACATGCGATAAATGCGAATGGAGGCAACTACACGATGACCGAAACGCCGCCTGGTACGCTTTGGCACGGCACCTAAAAACCGGCCATGATGACCCCTATGCCGCCAAAAGTGCCGCCCGAAATATCTACCGCAACCACCACGAATAGCCGCTTTGTCACCCCCTTGCCGCATCATTAGGGCATGGGGTTCTTTGAAAAAGTGCGACAGGCACTATCTGTCCCCGCTTTGGCGGCGGGAAGTCTAGAGGTGCCCTATGCGAGTGCTTGGGCTGATCCTAACCACCTGATTACTGTTGGCACACCTGACTTGTTACCCGAGTCAACCACCCGCGATGTGGCCATGAATGTTGCCGCCCTAGCGCGCGCGCGCCGAATTATTGTCAGCAGCATAGCCAGATGCCCCCTAGTAGTGCACGATGATGACGGCCCCCTACCTGACCAACCAGCGTGGGTGAGCGGTACCAGTGGCCCTGTTTCCCCCTATCACCGTATGCTGTGGACAGTGGACGACTTGTTGTTTTATGGCTGGTCGCTGTGGGCAGTAAAACGGAACGGGGCCGGTGCTGTTGTCGCCGCCGATCATGTGCTCTACGAACGCTGGGGTTTCACCCCCAGCGGCGAGGTGTATTTCGAGGGCGAAGAAGTGCCGCCCGAGGACGTTATCCTTATCCCCGGCTCTGACCAGGGAATCCTTCGCTACCCAGCTGCTATCAGGCATGCCGTACAAGTTGCCGACGCCGCCGCGAAAGCCGCCGCCCACCCTGTCGCCCACACCGAACTGCACCAAATCAGTGGTGAACCGCTCACTGACCCCGCGAAAATTGACAATCTCATTGACGCTTGGAACCGTGGCCGACAACGCAAAAACGGCCCCGTGGGCTTCACGAACAGCTCGATTCAAGCAATTGACCACGGAAGTTACGAGTCCCACCTGCTGGTGGAAGGCCGGAATGCTGCTGCTATTGATATCGCACGAGTCTGTGGCATACCGGCTATCTTGCTAGATGCTTCCCTGGCTGATTCCAGTATCCGTTATTCCAATATGGATGCGCGCAATGTTGAGCTAGTCGACTATTGCTTAGCTTCATACATGGCGCCTATAGCCGCTCGCCTAGGCATGGATGATGTTGTTTCCCCTGGTCAAAGTGTTGAGTTTGACCTTGACCATCTGACCCGACTCGATCCTAACAGCATCGCCCCGCCTGACGACGCCCACCGCCCACGCGGTGTCCCCGCCACCAACGAACTAACCCAGCTAATTAACTAATTATGGATTTTCAAACACTAGAACCTGACCTGTACTGCCTGATGAACAAGCATTACACGCCCGGCCGACCAGGCCCCATCAAATACCTGGTGATACACCACAATGCAGGCGTGAACCTCAGCACCGCTGATTGCTACCGGATTTGGCAAGACCGTGAGGCTAGCGCCCACTACCAGGTAGAAGTGGATGGGACCATTGGTCAGCTGGTCAATGATTGGGATATCGCATGGCATGCTGGTGATGCCGCCGCCAACAGCTGGTCAATCGGTATCGAGCATGCCAACGTTGGCGGCGCCGCCGAAGATTGGCCTATTAGCCAAGAAACTATCACCGCAGGCGCTCACCTGGTTGCCGCACTCTGCCACGCCTACGACCTGGGAAAACCAGGATGGTTTAACAATGTCTTTCCCCATTCGTACTTCTATAGCACCAGTTGTCCGCACCAGCTGGCCGGTGCGGACCGTGACCAATACATGTCTTTGGCTGAAGAGTTTTACTTCAGCATGCAAGCAGGAAACACACCACAAGCAGGGAAAATGACGAACTTTACCGAAAACGACAGGCAATTACTCCGCGAGAACAACGAGCTACTACGGGTAATCCGCGACCAATTGACAGGCCCTGGTAGTGGCTACCCCGGTTGGCCACAAACCGGTGGCCGGACCCTAGTTGACGTGGTTGCGGCCCTTGGCGCTGCTCAGGGGATTGATGGTTGCCGCGACACCAAGAAAGCCAAGTGACCGTGAGCCTTCTTGATCTAACCACTGGCTACGTAATGGGCTTCGGCACGGTGACCGTGTATCAAATGATTTTGGTATACCGCCTTCGGCTTGAGCTGCGGAAACAGGCTACGAGGTCGCCCCATGCCTGAGCGCCCGCCCACGCAAATTCGTTACCCGTGGCGCTCTGTAATCCGTAGCGTTGCCGTGGCCACTATCGCGCTGCTACCGGTGCTACCGGAAATCGCCAAGGCGGCGGGTGTGGAAACCGTGCCGCTGGTTGCTTCCACCCTGGGGATCGTAGCGGTTTTACAGCGGATAATCACGATCCCCGAGGTTGATAGGTGGTTGACCACCACGATCAACATGGGGGCTAGGAAACGCCAAGAAGCAGAAGGAGAAGACGCAAATGCCAAGTGATCTAGAAACCATCAATGGTGACGCCGCACCCGCCACCGTGTCATGCAACGAGGCCGACCGAATTATGGAAGGCCTTGTCCTCCCCTGGGGCGATACCGGGGCCACCGCCACCGGAAGTTACACGTTTCCCCGCGGTAGCCTCGATATTCCATCTAACATCGAGCGGGTAAAACTGTTGGCTGAGCATTCCCGCCCTGGTCACCAGCCCAAGGCGATTGGGCACGCTATCAGTGCCACCAATACCCCCGAAGGTTTGGTGATGCGTTTTCAGCTGGGCAGTAGCGCCGCCGCCACCGAAGCCCTCACCAATGCTGCTGAGCATATTATTGACTCTTTCAGCATCGAGGCGGTAGGCGTCCGCCGCACCGGTGGCACCATCGAATCCGCCCTGCTCAAAGCCGTAGCGCTGGTGCCGTTCCCAGCGTTCGAGAAAGCCAAGGTATACGCCGAGTCTGGCACCCCCGAAGAGAAAGAAACCACAGAAATGACCCTAAGCGCTGAAGACATTGCTGCTATCGCCGCAAAGGTTACCGAAAACCTCAGTTCCACTACAGCCACTCCCCGGAATAAGATTCCGGCCGGTATCCCAGGCGGTAAGGACGCCGCTAAGGCGGAAGTCATCACCGCCGCCCACGCCGCCGAGACTATCCTGGGAATCCACACTGGTGAAATCCCTGATGATGAAATCCAAGCCGCCCTTGCCGACATCAAAGGCTCCGACTCGATCGTTACCCAGCCCAAGGCTTGGCTAGGTGAATTGTGGTCCGGTGTCGTCTACCAGCGCCGCATTATCCCACTAATCGCCACCAAGGCACTAACCGGCCGGAAGGCTATTGGTTTCCGCTGGAAGAAGGATACCGATAGCGGAAAACTGCTCAAGCCGGGTGTTGCCAAGTGGTCCGGTAATAAAACCGAGATTCCCACGCAAAAAGCCCAGTGGGAAGAGGTGTCAATGGACGCTCAACCTTGGGCCGGTGGCAATGACCTTGACCGACAGATTTTTGATTTCAACGAGTCCGAAGCGCTGCTTGCCTACTGGCAAGCCATGAACGAATCCTACGCCTACGAGACCGACCGTGATGCTGGAAAGTTCCTGGTAGACCACGCGACCGACATTCCCGAAGTCGCCCAAGACATTATCCGCGCTATCACTATCGGCGCTATCCGCGTTGATGAAGCGGTGCATGTCCCCGCCGCCTACGCCATTGTCAACCCCCGTGACCTCGAAAAAGTCCTCAAGTACTCTCAGCTGGATGTTCCGCACTACATGAGTCTGACCCCGGTATCCGAACCAGCAACGTGGACCACCTCAGAATTTGTCGAGTCCGGCACCGCCATTGTTGGCTGCAAAGACGCCACAACATTCTTCGAGCTCCCCGGCTCCCCACTACGTGCCGAAGCTGAACACATCGCCCATGGCGGCCGAGACGTAGGGCTGTTTGGCTACACCGCTCACATGCTCAACCGCGGTGAAGGCCTGGTCAAGGTACATTTCAATAATGCCTAAAGTAGAAGATTCAGAAGTCTTGGCTTGGCTTGGTGTCGAGGCGGTAGGTGACGCCGCCGAACAGCAAGCGCTTGAGGGAATCACAGCGGCGGTTAACGCCACTGTGACGGATTGGCATGGTAACCCAGACACCTGGTCCGACCGAATCCACACCGGTGCCGTCATGCTTGCCGCCCACCTGTGGCGCCGCCGCGCTACCCCCGGTGGCGTAGCAGCCCTGACCGACGAAGGCACTACCTATGTTCAACGCCATGACCCCCAAGCCGCCATGCTGCTTGGCCTTGGCGGCTGGACCGCCCCGGCGGTGGGCTGATGAATCCAGACATTATCCCGATGCATCTAGGGAAGCTAGCCAAAGAAGTTAATAATATCGGTATTTCCGCGACGGTT